TCTACTTTGTATTGGTAATAACCGTTTGTAGGTTGCTGGTTTGAATACTGCATAGAGCAATGTCTCCTGCCGAAGTTCGGCGCACCGCTCTCGTTGATAAAAATCCTTAACGTAAAGTCATTTGGGCCGTACTCTGCGGTGTCCTGACTATTGGGACTGAGCTGGACTTGACCGCTGCTGTAGCTTTGATTGCCCTGGCTGAAGCTATTGCCCCGATATCCGTTGTAGCCGTAATTCCCACTCGTAGAATCAAAGTAGACATGGCGATAGGCGTGGCTACCAGTGGAAGCAAGCCCACGACCCACGATCATATAGGACGCGACATTATCGAAATCGACTGTGGGGATAACCGTAAATGGATTGCTGGGTGGGCTAGTAAAGGAATATCTCTTGTCTAATACAAACTCTGAATTATTTTGTATTAGCGTGTTTACAGCGGCGCTAGTTAGCGCGGTACCGGAATCAGAGCCGTTTAGCTTAATCGTCCTCGCCATGCTTATATCGCAACCTCTGTAACGGTGAATGAAACAGCCGCTGTTTGTGAGCCGTTTCCGGCGTATAGGCAGTCGCCGGGGTTCAAGATCAGGCCGCTTCTTTCGTAGTTACCAATGGAAGATTCTTTCTCTAAAAGACCGTCTGCCGGAATATTTTCCATGCCTGATGTAACCTGAATCACGTTGCCGCTAGAGGTCAGTAGGTATTGAGTTTGGGCGGAATCTTGGAAAACCGCGCTATATGTCGCATCAATTCCATTGGCAGCAAAATATGCCGCCTTGGTACTCCAGTCGTACAGGTTTGTGCTGAAGAGCGCGTCACCGGAATTGAGGTCGTATGAAATCCACAACGACTGCCCCACTCTTGCTGGGATACTCATCTCATTAACAGGCATATCTCCCTTCTTTACCCAGCTACCACCAGAAAAACTTTCATACGCGCCTCCCTGGGGGCCACCGCCTTGTCCTCCATAGGAGTTGGAGCTGTAAGTCATGTTCTCGTACTTCATTTGCCAAATTCCGGGGCTCGAGCCTCCGAATGCGAAGTAATAGGTGTCATTGTTTTTGTTGTACTTGAACCACTGGAAGGAGTTGTCTGAAACCGCAAAGACGCTTTTGTAATTCCAACCGCCATCTATCTGCGTGTTGCCACTACCTACAAGCGAGCTTGTTGTCACCGAAGTTTTGTCGGTTGGAAGCGTTCCATTAAAAACGCCTCTCCCCGCAGGGGTTATGACTAGCTGGTCGTAACTAGAGCTGGGTGGATTGAGGTATGTAACAAAAACGCCTCCGTCAGCCTGTAGCATCGGAGACTTAAAGCTGGCCGAGAAACCGCCATGTGTGGGGTAGCTTGTGGGGTCGTAGCTACCTCCCATCGCTTGGTAAATTTGAGAATCGCTGGTTCTGGTGCCGGTTTGCCAGGAGTCGTTGCCTTTGCAATAAATCCCAAACTCAGTGTAAGAGTTACTGTGTATTGAATGAAAAGTATTCGTGTAGTGGTCGAACACTACGCCCGCCGAGTAGTAACTCAGTTGGTGATTTCCGTAGTAGCTGTTGTTAGTAGTCCCGACAAGGCTTGTCCAGTCGCCTGCCGCCATGCTGAGCGTGTTCGTTAAATACCTAGCAGTACTTTGGTGAAGGAAAACGGTATCGCAAACGTCATCTGACGGATTCCCGTACTCGCTGGGTTTTACCCTCATATATGGGTCATAGTTAAAGTAAAGTTTGGAGGCATTCCCGGTATTACTCGCATTAAAAGGGGTGGAACTGGTGCCTAAAACGCCCCCGTTGCTCTGAACATTTGAAATCGTGTCGGCACCTGAGTGTCGAGTGTCAATGTCAACGACGTTGCCACCGACTGTCCCCCACTTAAATTTCTCTGTATTAAGAGGCCGCGAGGCGCTGGTATCCAAGACCACGGTAATAGGCACGTTTACCGAACTGCTGTTTGAAGCCGCATGCAAGGCAACGAGTTGGGCTGTTGACGAGCTGTTTTGATATATCAATGCGCCTTTACCAGACGTGATCTTTGTAGATGTTCTTGATGCCATTTTAGGAACCTCTAAATAAGGCCGAAGTAAATGAGTTCGCCACTTGAGCGCACTCTATCTATGCTTGAGCTACTTGTTCCGGCTGCAGGCGCTTCACCAATCCCTTGAGCCGAGCTGCTAACCGTGAGGGTTTTGCCGTCCATGATGCTCAGTGTTTGATAAAACAAATGCCCGGTTACCGATGTATCTTCAGAGATATAGCTCCCTTGGGAATCTATGCTAGTGAGCTCTGAAACTTGCAAAATGGTGCCTGAGTCAGACACGCCCTGATAAGTGCCGACCACTGTCAAAGCGTCAGTTACTACGTTGTGCGTTGGCTTAAAAAAGAGGCTATCCGGCGCAGGCGAAACAACGTAGTAGCCACTTGTGCTTCCGTCCGATGAAGAGCTTGTTCCGCCACCAGATGCGGGGCCATAAGCCCGCTCGCCCATCCCACTGTGATTCGCGCAGTAGTAATACAGAAACGGACTGTCCTGCTCGACTGTGATCGTCGTGTAAGCCCCAGCCTGCCCTGGAGTCCCTACGCTAACTACGTTAGTAGTAAATTCCGTGCCGCTGTCATGGATTCCATCGGCGGTCGTGGAAAACTTGATCGGGTGGTTCGCGTTAGAGCTGTGACTCTGATCGAATCGGTACTGGACAGATGGCGTTAATGACGTCTTTTGCTGAGAGGTACCGTCAATAACAAACTTGCCGGCAACAACCGTTACCGCAATGGTGTTGTACGAAAGCCCCAAGTTAGTAACGGCAGCACCAATGTTGCTGACATCATTAAGATTGTTGGAGGCGAGGATCGCACCAGAAACATTGAATGCAGCCTGTTGCCAGGTGCCAGAGTCGACAACATATAGCTGGTTAAGCGCAGAGTTCCAGTAGATGGCACCCTCTGCAACACCGCTGGTAGATGGGGCCGAAGAGTGTGCGCCTAGATAAACTGTCTGAAAACTGGTTAGTGTCCCTGCCGCCGCAGTAGCAGAGTTCGCCGCATTGGTAGCCGATCCAGCAGACGCAGTTGCGCTAGAGCCAGAATCCGTTGCGCTAGTTGCCGCTCCGGTAGCTGAGTTTGCCGCCGCTGTTGCTGAGTTAGCTGACGCAGTGGCTGAGTTGGCCGCGTTAGTTACTTCCGGCGCTACTGCCGCCAAAGCCGCTGTCTGTGCCGCCGGCACTGCCGCCGCCTGAGCCGTCGCTACTACGGTGGTATCTGTATAGTTCTTTGTGACCGCGTGAGATGACGCTGTAGGCTCTCCAACGGGAACCGGGACAGAGAACCCGCCGCCGCCAGAAAGCGGCGTGGGGAGCTTGTCAAAGCCTGATACGACATAGCTGTATCGAAGGTTGATATCTGACGCACGGGCCAGTTCACCGGCTAATAAGTCGGTTACATTCGGCACATAGTTATTCGTCACCGCATGAGCCTCCGGGGTGAGTAGTGGAGCGTGACTCCGTGAATTGTGTGAACGGCGTTCTCGCTACCATCTGTTGCGATATAAACGCCCATGTTCCCGCCTGTAACAGATACCCGCACTTTGGCGTCGTTTGAGTACGCAGATCCCCACGAAAACTCATTCCACTCTGAAACGTCCCAGAGAGATCCAGGCGCGGTATATAAAAGATTCGACAAGCCTCTCGATGACTCGCCCAATCCGTATTCGGTAGTAGCCCTCACATTTATGTAGATCGGAGATCCCTCTACCCGGATATCTGGCTGAACAAGCCTGTATCGCTTCCGGACAGTCGGGCCTCCATAGGCCGTGAAGTTGGTCAGGACAAAGGCATAGATATTGGTGGTACCAAACCTAAAGCCGGTGTCCATCTTGTAGACGTTCCCATCCTGCGCGCCGAAGAAACTGATCTCTGTTTCCGTTTCGTCAATCGCGGATGCGGCGCACTTAACCTCATCTGGGAATCGCGTCTTAGTCACGCCAATCAGATCGGGGCCGTTAAACGTGAAATACAGGCCGTCTTTGCCGTTAAACAATCGGTACTGGCCGTTAGCTCTATTTAGAACGGAGACGCTACTGCTAGAAAACTCTTTGATAAGTGTTTTTACTTTTCCAGACAGCGAGGCATATGCGAAATTACCGTACTGCTGTGCCGCCGCCAGACTCATTAAGCCCTGACGATCTAAACCGACAACCTGACCACCAATTGCCTGCATGGTTCCGCCGTAGGTTCCGGCCTTGTTCAAATCATCCAGTTGCCAATCCGCAGCCGATGACCCGTACAGTGACTTTGTGGAATCCTCGCAACCAACAATCAGGGCGCTACTGTGTTCTTTTAGGTTGGTGAGCGTATCGCCCACTGCGATCTCAGCGGCACCTCCGGCTACTGTAAAGCCACCTGGGTTTCCAATCTCCGATATCTGCAAAGAGGATTGAACGCCCAGCACCAGATGCTTCTTGTACCCCACGACCAACGAGGGGTTATCCGCTGATGCCGGTGCGCCAGTTGTAATAAGCGAGAATACTGTGCCGTCGAACTGGGTTGCTTTATCGACTCCATTGACGATGAACATTTTTTCGTCATCATCCTGGCCCTCGAAGTTGTAGTTGCAGAACCGATAGGTACCGTTTAGCGACCACGTTTTTGCTGAGTTGACTTCAGCCCAGCCTGCGGCTGTGGCCTTGTACATACGGCCATTCGTGCCATCCTCGCGGATCGCATACAAATTACCCTGATAGATATGCAGCCCCTTGACAGGGCCAGTGCCGGGAACGGCCTGCGTGGCGGTAGTCTGCCCATCAAAAAGCGCGTACCCGAATATCCGGCGGTACCCACCATTAGGCAGGCACTCGTAATTAGCTACGTCCACCAGCTCGCCGGGATTGAGTGACAGCGGCGGTGCCTCTTGGTTTAACCCACCTACAGCCGGGAAATACTCAAGCTGTATGCTCATGCAAGAGACTCAGGCGCGACTATTCGCGCAAGCTGGTCGCGCTCAAGATCTGCAAGCATTTCCTCGTAATACAGAAACGCCCTTTTCTCTAGCTCCGGTGCCTCATCGAACTGGGCATAGCATCGCAACGCCTCGTATACGATCAGCATATGGTATCGCTCTGGCAATGCTGGAACGTCTGTACCGCTTACCAAGGCTGATGGGGTGGCATACGACTCGTATGTAACCGTCTTCGCTTCCGTAGGCTTTGCGTTGAAACACAGCGTACCGTCTGGCTTCACAGTCCAAACGCTAGGATCGCCACCTTGAATCAGGCGATATGCGTCAGCGAAGTCGTTGTAATCCTCAGACTGTAAGTAACCCTGCCCTATTGAAACCCGCTTAATGGTTTCAACGGTTGTAGGCAGAGTTATAGTATTTGTATTGGCCGTGAGTGTGGCGGTGCCAGTACCCCACGCCCAATTCCAATCAGCCCGAATGGACTGAATTTTTAACCAGGCATCGTTTGTCCAATCCACGATCCTGCCGAAATCGCCTAGCTGGCCGGATACTGTTGCCGGCCCTTCATCGGCGATACCTGTCTCACGGACAAGCCTCTGGCAGAGATCAAGAAAATTCATATCATTTCTCTATTTGGAATGGGTAGCTAGGTATGGTTTTGGTTGTGCCATCCTTGCCGTTGGTTACCACCTGCTTCGCATCGCTAAGAACCCCGACCACCTCTGGCGGAACGGCTACTGGCTCACCTCTGCGTATGTAATAAGACTTGCCGTTTACACCGACATAAACGGGCTGTTGGTTGTTCTCATCCTCTGCAATCACAATCGTGATCCAGTCCTTCTTGCGGTCAGAATCGTCCACATCCACCGGCTTTTCGCTTTCGGCTGGCTCGATATTCACAGCATTTCGGATTCTCTCTCTAAGCGTGTCTGCGCTGGGGTTGCCACGGATGACAATGCCCAGGATACGAGCTTGCTCCTTGAGTTCATCAAGTGAGAGGTTGTAGAGGTTTACGTCAGACATACTGTTCTCCTGCGGCCCGAGGGCGGCTTAAAATAAAAAGGGGGCCGAAGCCCCCTGTGTACCGCTAGTTACTGCTTACAGCGCGGTGGCTGATACCTCAGCTCTCACCATCCATGCTTCGTTGGCGATAAAGCTCTTGTGGTAGCACTTCCAGCCCACCATGCCCTTCTGACCCAGAGGATCAGACTTGTCGAGCTGACCGGGGTTGATGATGGTTGGAGTGATAGCCTCAGCACCTTTCAGTGCAACGTGACCGTAGGCGTCCTTCGCAACGTAGACGATGGGGTAAACATCGGCGGCAGAGCCACCAGTTGACACCATGCTTCCGGCAGTGCCGCCGGCATTAGCAAAGGAATCGAGTACGGGGGTGAGGATGTATCGCACATCTTCAACCTTGCCGATTTCGTAGGGAAGAGCCTGCATTGACCCGTACTTCTCAGTAGGGGTGAAGCCAGCCAAACCACGAATGTCAGCTTCGAGGTCAGTGTGAGCAAAGGCGATATATGCCGCTGCCACTGCCTCAGTGCCGTACTTAACCGAAGAAGAGAGCATATTGGTGATCTTCTTGCCACGGTTGTTCTTCAGGGTGCGAGTAATAGCGCGTTGCTTGTTCAACGTGATAACGCTGTTGACCGCGCTACGAGCAGAGCCATTGGCGTAAACAACATTCGTCCCGCCACGAATGACACCCCACATGAGGGTTTCAATCGTTTCCATAGCCTGCTCTCCACACATCATTGCGGAGTCCTTCAGCACTGGATCTTCTGCCAAATCATTAACGACGTCAGTGATCTCAACGACGTTTCCGAACTGGCTGAGTGCTACGGTTACATCTTCGTAGCTAAGCGCTTGGGACGTAGGCGGTGTGCCTTCCGTAAGAGGGGTGGTTGCTACAGCCAAAGGCACAGGGCGACGGAACTTAATAGTGTTCGCCTTGTTCTTGGGCATAGGCTTAATCATGCCGAATTTGCTAAGACAAGCGATTGGCTCAGCGTGGGCCAACATTTCTTTCGCGGCGAAGGCATTGGTGCGCTGCGATAGGTTGGAGTATGTAGTAGTTGCCACGTTAGTCTCCTCCTCTTGGTATCAGAGATTGGCAATTAGGGTTAAGTAATTGACAAAATCACCGGCCAAAGGAGGTGTGCAGTCGGCTTGCGGCTAATGCGGCAAAGACTGTTTAACGTCGCTTATGTTAGGTGCGTGTCAGGGTGCAGGACGTTTCTAGTTACGGCGCTCGTCCAAGTCAGCGAAATAATCAAATGCGGCATCGAAATCATTTTCGGGCGGCATATTTTGCTGTGAACGACCTCCGCGTGAAGGCACGTTCTGCGCTTGCCGAAGCTGCTTTTCACGGCGTTGCTTCAGCTCTGAGTTAGCCTGCGGTTGTGCAGGCATAACGTCATTCTTAAAGGCACGAAGGATATAGATGGCTCTGTCAGCCTCCTCACTATCCAGCATGGCTTTTACTTCTGGTGGTTGTCGCGAAGACCAATCATTGAACTCCGGGGACTGAGCGATTTGCGCCCAATCAGGATGCTCTGCCTCCAAAGCCGCAAACTGACTTTGCAACCATGTTTGGCTTTGATGCTCCTTGAGGGGATCCAATTCGCTTTTTAGCCGGGCAATCTCTTGTTGCAGTGGCGCTAATGCTCGTCCAATCCGTCCATCCGTAGCTTGCGCTATGTCCGGGTAGTCTTCCTGCATCGTGTCCGACTGCACAGGAGTGGCCTGCGCAAGTTGTTTCTGCATATCAGCGATCATTTGATCGCGTTCTTTTATCTGACGTTGATAGGCGTTTTGCCGACCTAAATCAGAATTGTATTTGTGGGTAGCTTTCTGAAGTTCTGCTCGCGCTGCTGCAAGCTGTTCCTCAACGCTAAGACTTTCGGCAGAATCTTCTGCCTCCGGTTCAGGTTCCGGTTCTAATACCCCGGCCTGCTCTTCTTCTTTTTCTTCTTCTTGCCCTTGGTCGTGTGCATATTCCTCTCCTTCTTCTGGCTCGTCAGGGATAGACATTTCAGCAGGGGGTGTAGGAACATCGCCCGCCAGTTCATCAAAGTGATCCTCAAAGGATCGCTCTTCCTCATTCTCAGTCATGGTAATCCTTCGCGGCTCTTACGAGCGGCTGTATTAAATGGAGCTAAATGCTCCGGAGGGGTTGGATAGGTTCTTCGGGTTGCGCCCTGTCGGGGTCAACCAAAGCCTCTAGCCGGTCAAGCATTAACAACGCACCGCGCTGTTTTTCGGAATCTCTGTCAGCAATAAGAAACGCTAGGCAGTCTGCCCGCTCAGATTCAATAAACTTCTCAACAGCTCGCCAAGTTGAGCCGTGCTTGTCGATCTTGCTCATCCGAATGTGTCGTATCCGAGAGCAAGGTTTTGATTCTTTAGCTGTGCCTCTGTCAGCTTGGTGTTTGTAGCGGCGGCGGCTTTATCCCGCTCCGTTCTGATCTTTTCAGAATCTATTGCCGCCCTAACCCCAGTGGTATTCCCGCTAATGCGGTACTGGGTTTGTAGCCTAGCCAGCTCGATACGCTCTTGAATCTCCAGCTTCATCATTTCCAACCGCTCAACCTGCGCCATCTTCGCTGTAGCAAGCTGTATCTGCGCTTGGTCGTTAGATGCGTCTGCCTGTGCCTTCTGGGCATCTAGCTGAAGCCGCTGTTGCTTGAGCTGTAGATCAACCTGCTTCATCTGCATATCTAGTTGCATCTTCTGCTCAGCAGGATCTACCTGCATAGAAGCCATCTCCATCTGCATAGCTTCCATCTCTGCCATCTGCTCATCACCTAACGTGATCTGGTCGTATGGCACTTCGAGGGACTTAGCAATCTCTCGATCCAGCTCACCCCAATCACGCCGCTTGGCAAACTCAGGGATAGCCATAGAAAGATTGGAGTAGATCATCAAGTTTTCTTGTTGCTTCTCACGAACCAGTAGCGCACCAGATCCACGCGCCTCAATACTGAAGTCTCCCTTGATCTCCGCCTTTTCGTTGAACTGCATATTCCAGTCGTAGAATCGCGTAATCAGAGGCCGGGTTATGTCATCGTCCCAATTCTTTACAGCCTTACGAAGCACAATGTTGGAGCTGTTCATTAGCATCGCCATGCCGGATGAGGTCTTGGTTGTATGCGGCCCCATCTCTCCTTGAGCGATTAGCGGCAGGTTGGTTTCTTCGTCGGCTAGCTGCCGAGCCATAGAAAATATGTTGGCAAGCTCTACTTGATGGCTAGGCGTAGAAAACGACGAGAATGCTTCCTGCACTGATCTGGTTTTATCTCTGAGGTACCAAATCTTTTTGGGCGTCATATCCCATGACCCATCAGCCGGGTACAAGAGCTCCTTGTTGATA